TAGTTTCGATTCCGATGATGTGCATGCTAGTTTTGCTAAAATGTATAAAGTGGATTATAAAAAAGCTAAGGAAATTACTTTTAAGCAAATTTATGGTGGTATCTGGAAACAATATGAAGAATTAGAATTCTTTAAAAAAGTAAAAGTATATACTGATAAATTATGGCATAGTTTTGAGAACGAGGGATATGTTGAGTGTCCAATTTCAAAATATAGATTTGAAAAAAGCAAAATGGATAATATGAATCCACAAAAACTTTTAAATTATGTTTTACAAAACTTGGAGACCGCAAATAACGTTCTTATATTATGGGATATATTTAAAATATTACGAGGGAAAAATACTAAACTCGTACTTTATGTTTACGATTCGTTTTTATTCGATGTAGATGAAAGTGAAGAAGAAACATTAAAAGAAATTAATAATGTATTTAAAAAATTTAAATTAAATATTAAATCTAAAAAAGGGAAAAATTACAATTTCCAATAAAAAGTTATGAATACTTTAGAACCTTCTGTACATATGTATAATCAATATGATTTCGAACAAAATATTGATTTATCATCCGTGAATAACAGACTCTTTTGCACATTTACTCCATTAGAAGAATTGGATGATCTTGTCGAAGGTCTATCTCACACTTATTCTATCATGTATAACAAAATGTTTGTGTTGCATATAAAAAGCAATGATGAATATGTTGTTACATATAATGTAGATCAAAATAATGTAGATAGTATTCCTGAAAATACTATTTTAGTTCATAGAAAAAAAGAATCAAATACTTTATATACAATCAATGCTTTAAATGAATTGATTAAAAAATTAAATGGTGGAGTAGTAGATACAAGATTCCCAATAAATTGGCAACACTATAGAAATTGTATTTTACTTACCCAGCATAACGAAATTAAACAACTTAATACAAAGATCTACAAGATTGTTGAATTATAGTTGGCTCCCCAAAATAAAGTTATTATATTAAACGTTGTAAACAATTAAATAAGTTATAAATTATGGATTTAAATGCGATCAAACGAAAATTAGAATCGTTTCAAAAAACCACTCCTAACGGTGGTAACAACAATAATAGAAGATTTAAACCTTCTGTTGGTAAACAAACAGTTAGAGTAGTACCCTTTAAGTACAATAAAGATTATCCATTTACCGAAATGAAATTTTATTATGGTATTGGAAGTAGAAGAGTTATAGCATCTCCATTAAATTGGAATGAAAAAGATCCTATTGCTGAATTCGCAAAACAATTACGTGGAACAAATGATAGAGAAAACTGGCGTTTAGCTAAAAAACTAGACCCTAAAACTCGTGTTTTTGCTCCTGTTATTGTTCGTGGTGAAGAGAGTGATGGAGTTAAAATGTGGGAATTTGGTAAAGAAATTTACGAAGCATTCTTACAAATGGCTGCTGATGAAGAAGTAGGTGATTTTACAGATGTTATGACAGGTAGAGATATTAAGTTAAATACTGTAGGACCTGATGTTACAGGAACACCTTACAATAAAACAACTATTTCTCCATCTATGAAAGTTACTCCTTTATCTGATGATTCAAATAGTGTAAGTAGTTGGTTAGAAAACCAACAAAATCCTAAGGAAACATATAAACCACTACCATTTGATGAAATTAAAAAATCATTACAAGAATGGTTAACTCCTGAAGGTGAAGAAAGTGGAGATGGTGTTACAACAAATGTTGTAAAAGAAGAAAAATCAAATTATAGTTTATCAAATAATGGTGCTGCTAAAACAACTAAAGCAGATAAATTTGATGCTTTATTTGATGATGATGAAGATTCACCGTTTTAATTAATATTTTAAATAAATTTTATGGCTAGAAAGAGAAAATCACTGTCTGCGGCAGTAGATAAGGAACTAAAATCCAATTTTGATTTAGGAAGTTTTAAAAATAAAAAAGGACTTTCATCAAATGTTAAATTTAAATCACAAGATTGGATACCACTTTCTCCAGCATTTCAAAACGTAACATCAATTCCAGGCATTCCTATGGGTCATATAGTATTACTCAGAGGACACTCAGATACCGGCAAAACTACTGCCTTGTTAGAGGCAGCAGTTTCTGCTCAAAAACGTAAAATATTACCTGTCTTTATTATTACTGAGATGAAATGGTCTTGGGAACATGCTCAAATGATGGGATTAGAAGTTACTGAAATATTTGATGAAGAAACTGGTGAACTTGTAGATTATGAAGGTAATTTCCTTTATGTAGATAGAGAAACTATTAATACAATTGAAGATGTTGCTGCGTTTATTTTAGATATGATGGACGAACAAAAGAAAGGAAATTTACCATATGATCTTTTATTTTTATGGGATTCAATTGGTTCAATTCCTTGTGAAATGTCTGTTAAATCTAATAAGAATAATAATGAATGGAATGCAGGAGCAATGTCAACTCAATTCGGGAATAATGTAAACCAACGTATTACACTATCACGAAAAGAAAGTTCAAAATACACGAACACATTAGTTTGTGTTAATAAAGTATGGGCAGCTAAACCGGTAGTTCCTATGGGACAACCTAAAATGATGAATAAAGGAGGGTTTGCAATGTGGTTTGATTCTACATTTGTAGTAACCTTTGGAAATATATCTGACTCTGGTACTTCAAAATTAAAAGCTATTAAAGATGGTAAACAAGTTGAATTTGCTAAACGAACAAATTTACAAATTGATAAAAACCATATTAATGGAATACAATCTAGAGGTAGAATCATAATGACACCTCATGGGTTTATACAAGATAATGATAAAGATTTAAAATCATATAAAGAAGCACATACTAAAGAATGGCAAGAAATTTTGGGAGGTAAAGATTTTAATATAATAGAAGAAGAAACTACAAATATTAACGCTGAATCATTTACCTCAGAACCATCCGAATAATATGAAAAAAGACCTTAAAGACCTCCTCGATAATCTCCAAGAGAATTCAGAGGAAACCCAACAACATGAAAGATTTATGCTTATTGATGGGTTAAATTTATTTTTTAGAAACTTTAGTGCAATAAATGCTGTTAATCCTGATGGAGTGCATGTAGGAGGACTAGGGGGATTTTTTAGATCATTAGGGGCATTAATGCGTCAAATTCAACCAACACAAGTTTATATCGCTTTTGATGGTATTGGTTCATCAACAAACAGAAAAAATTTACTTCCTGAATATAAATCTCAAAGAAATATAAGTCGTGTTACAAATTGGGAAGTATTTGAAAATTTAGAAGAAGAAGATGAATCAAAAGTGGATCAAATAGTAAGAATTATACAATATCTGAAAACTTTACCTGTAAAAGTAATTACATTAAATAAAGTAGAAGCAGATGATGTAATAGCACACTTATGTAAAGTTTTACCACAACATCCAAAAGATAGAGCTTTTATAGTATCTAGTGATAAAGACTACTTACAATTAATTGACCAACAAATAATTGTTTACAGACCAATCCAAAAAGAGTTTTACACTGAGGATACTGTAAAGGAAAAATTTGGCGTTGCTCCTAGTAATTTTCTCTTATATAAAACATTAATGGGAGATTCTTCTGATAAAATAGCAGGAATTAAAGGATTAGGTCCTAAAACATTATATAAACGTTTTCCTGAATTGCTTGAAGAAAATTTATCATTAGATGATATATTAGATATAAGTGAAGAAAAATTAGAAGATCATGTAATTTATGCTCGTGTTTTACACGAAGCAGAAGAATTAGAGAAAAAATACAAAATTATGGATTTAGCTAATCCTATGTTAAACCAGTATGATGAATTATTTATCAAAGATTTTGTAGATAACACTGAATTAAATTTCTATCCTGATCAATTTGTTGAAATGTATCATAAAGACAAATTAGGAGGTTTAATTAGAAATGTAGAATTTTGGGTTAAAGATGTTTTCCAAGATTTGTTGGAGAGTAAATAGGTTATTATTATTTTAAAATAAAAGTTATAAAATATGACATTACGTTCAATAGAAGAGTATGGTCCTGCTTTCCAAATGAAAGTTATATCATCCTTATTAACACATAAGGCATTTCTCCAAAACATATATGATATACT